TCAATCAAACTGAAACGGAGATGGCAGCATGACCACTTATATCAATATCAACGGAGATGTTCGTGATGCAGCATCCCTTACAGTTCCAACAGACCGCACCTTTCGTGGTGCTTGGTCATTCAACGGTGATGCTGTTGACGTAGACATGACAGCAGCCTTGGCTATCCAGAAGGATAAACTTCGTGCTGAACGTAAGCCACGCCTTGATGCTCTGGATGTAGAGTACATGAAGGCACTGGAAGCTGGTACAGGCGCTGACGTTATCGCCGCACAGAAAGCTACACTGCGTAACATCACAGACGATGCACGTTTGGCTGCTGCTACTACACCTGATGAACTCAAAGCGATGGACCTAGCCACCCTATTGGGAGAATAAGCTATGAGTAAGGCAACTAGCTGACTTAGAATAAACTTTAAGGAAAATAATATGTCCCGTGACCTGTCCACAACTACAATAGAGAATATCGAACAGGGTGTCGTATACCCTTTCTTTGCAACTGAACTTAGGTTTGATAACAATATTGTACGGATGTGGACGGGTCAAGGTACTCTTATCCTAGAGGATGGTACTGAGTGGATTGGCTTAGGTCAACTGTTGAACATATCCTCTATTGAGGAAACCTCTGAGATGGCCGTTAAGGGTGCTTCAATCAGTTTAAGCGGTATCCCCTCAGAACTTCTATCACTAGCACTCAGTGAGCCTTATCAGGGCCGTGTAGCTAAAGTTTACTTTGGTACATTCCAGCAGGGTAGTGTACTCCAAGAGTCCGCCTCTTATATCCTACTACAGAATGGCTCAAGGATTAACCTAGAGAGTACGTCTACGGGCTTTAACGAATTATTCTCAGGCTACATGGACCAGATGAACATCGAAGAGAGTGGCGACACATCCACTATTGAGATGAACGTAGAGAATAAACTTATTGATCTTGAGAGAGCTAGGGTTGCTAGATACACCTCTGGTTACCAGAAGTCAATCTATCCTAACGACCTTGGGATGGACTTCATCGAAGACCTACAGGACAAACAACTACCTTGGGGGAGAAAGGCTAACTAATGGTTAAGTACCAACAAGAGTTTCTAAGCCAAGCTGAAGAAGAGATAACCCCACTTGCCGAATTAGAGTGGGAAGAATCAGGCCACCCGACAGAACCCTTGAATATACATTGGGACGCATACTTTGATCTAGAGGACAGAGGACAACTTAAGTTCTTTACAGCTAGAAAAGATGGCTTACTGATTGGATACTTCATTGTACTTGTCTTAATGCCACTCACAGCTAAGGGAGACCTCATGGGTGTCTATGATGCTGTTTATGTCCATAAGGACTACAGGAAGTCTACTGTGGGTAAAAGACTATTTAAGTTCGTAGAGACCTGCATGAAAGAGGATGGTGTCTACAGGGTGCTGGCGTCTTCCTCTAAGAAGAACCCTATTGGAAACTTTCTTACTCGTATGGGATATAACGAGATAGAAACTAAATACGAGAAGGTCTTATAATATGGTTGTTGTTACGGGTTTAATTGCTGTCGGAAGTGCTGTTGCTGCCTCTGCTTTTGGGGCGGCTATTGGCATTGGTGCGGTTACTAGTGCATTTGCGCTAGGCGCTATAGGTCTGGCTACGAATATGGTACTTGGTGCAGCTATGAGGGCACTTAGCCCTAAACCCTCCTCAGCAGGATCAGCGGTAAGCCGTGGTTATCAGACTACAGCTATTGGCACAGCACTAGACCACCAGATTATCTATGGTAAGGTTCGTATTGGTGGCGCTCGTATCTATGATGAGGCTACGGGTGTAAACAATAAGTACCTTCACCGTGTAATTGCTGTCGCTGGACATGAGATACAAGCCTTTGATAAAATCTACATTAACGACGAATTAGCCACACTTAATGGCAGTGGTAATGTAACCTCCCCCAGCAAATACAATGGTAAAGTACGCATAAAGTTACACCTTGGAAAGTCTAACCAAACAGCAGATGCGTCTCTTTCAAGTGAATCTGCCCATTGGACCAGCCAGCACACTCTCAACGGTATTGCTTACATGTACATCCGTTTGAGTTTTGACGCTGATACTTTCCCTAACGGTATCCCTGAGTTTACAACTGTAATCAAAGGTAAGAAAGTTTATGACCCACGTACATCAACGACAGTGTGGTCAGATAACCCAGCTTTGTGCTTAAGAGATTACCTAACATCTTCTTATGGCATCTCTGAAGAAACTTCTAACATCGACGATGATTTAGTTATTGCTGCTGCTAATGTAAGCGACCAGACTAACACAGATGCTGGTACGACACGTTACACTTGTAATGGTGCCTTCACTACTAACTCTACTCCTTATGACTTGATTAACGCCCTGCTAACTTCTATGGACGGTAGCTTGTGGTATGCTCAGGGTAAGTGGCGTATGAAGCCAGCCTACTGGACTACACCTGTACTTGACCTTAATGAAGATGACCTACGGTCTAACATTAGTGTTTCTACACGACACTCCCGTAGAGATAACTTTAACACGGTTAAGGGTACATTCCGTGGTGAGGAAAGTAACTGGCAGACTACAGACTACCCACAGGTTACTAGCGCAGCTTTTGTTACCGCTGATAATGGGCAAGAGTCAGTGGCTGATATTGATCTACCGTTTACTGACAACTCTATTGAAGCTAGACGTATAGCTCTAATTTCCTTGGAGCGTAACAGACAACAACTTACAGTTAATGCCTCTTTTGGGTTAAAGACTTTGCAGGCGCAAGTTGGTGACAATGTACGCTTAACTAACAGCCGCTTTGGTTGGGATAACAAAGAGTTTGAAGTAGTCGCTTGGAACTTTGGTTTAACTGGCGGTCTTGACTTACAGACACATATGACTTTACGGGAGACTGCTGAGTCTGTCTACGACGAAGTAGATGATGGTGTCGTTTACGAAAGAGATAACACCACCCTGTTGTCCCCCTTTGATGTACCAAGCGTGGGTCTATCTTCTGAGGTTAGAACTCAAGTTATTAGAGAGAAGTTAACAAACATTATTACACTTAATGTAACTTCTGGTGCCTCTGAAAGAATTGACTACGTTGAGGCTGAGTTCAAACTCTCTTCTGACACAGACTGGATTACTCTTGGTACGGGTCAACTTGGTAAGTTTGAAGCTGTCGATCTCGAAGATGGTGACTATGACTTTAGAGCAAGGGCTATCAACACTTTTGGTATTAAGGGTGAGTGGGAGTTCCTTTTCAATGTTAATGCTTCTGGTTTACTTGAACCACCCTCAGATGTTGTAGGTTTTGTAGCTGAAGTTAATGGTGCTGTTATTACCCTTGACTGGGAAGCTGTCCCTGACTTAGACTTATCCTACTATATCATTCGATATTCCCCTGATCTAGTTGGTGCTAGTTGGGGTAATGCTCTAACTTATGTAGATAAGGTATCTAGACCAGCTTCTAGTGTATCTATTCCAGCTAGGGCAGGTACATACATGGTTAAGGCGGTAGATAAGTCAGGTATTACATCAGTAAACTACACCTCTGTGGTTGTACCTGTTGCCAACATAGAACCCTTGGCTAACACTCTTACTTTGACAGATAGCCCTTCCTTTACTGGGGCTAAGACAAACACCGAGGTTGTGGGGCTTGACTTAAGAATTGATGATTACGTAACCTCACCTTCAGAGGGTGAATACTTATTCAGCAATTATATAGAGACTGGCGACAACACTGTTAAAAGATGTCGTGTCTACGTTAGCGGTTTAACGACAAGACACGATGACACCGCTGGCCTCTTTGACGATCAACCAAACTTGTTTGACAATGCACCAGCGTTGTTTGATGACTTGGGTGGTAGCAGTCAATTCTCGGACACTAACATTATAACACTTGTGTCTACAACTCAGGATGATCCAACAGGTTCCCCTACTTGGTCTGACTACAGCGCAATTAAGGTTGCAGACCTTAGTGCAAGAGCGTTTAGGTTTAAGGTTAAACTTACCTCTGCCGCAAACAATGTAACCCCGTCTGTTTCTGCACTAACAGCTTATGTGGAGTATAACTAAATGTCACAGAATGATCTAGTGATCGCAAACCAAACCTTCCCCGCTACTAGGGCAGATATTAACTCTGCTTTACAAGCCTTGGGAAGTAATAACAGTGGTAGTTCAGCCCCTACTACTACTTATGCCAACATGCTGTGGTATGATACAGGTACTAATACCCTTAAGATGAGGTCAGAGGCTAATGATGCTTGGATTAACGTAGCCTACTTAGATCAGTCAACAGATGCCTTCCGTATCCTTGATGACACTCAAGTAGTCAACACGTCAGGTACTCAAACAGGTTTACTTGGGGACCAGTCAACAGCCACTTGGCAAGCTAGTGCAGGGACTACTGAAAGCCTTGTGTCGCCAGCTAAGGTTAAGGCTTGCGTACTTGCAAACACTACCCCGCAACCTACGTCTACAGGCGCTGTCGGGACATACGCTTTTCTGGGAAGAAATAATAACTCTGGCGCTATTTACGCTGGTTCCAACTACTCAGGCAGTTCTCTTCAGTATTCAATGGTGATTTCTGTAAACGGTTACAACTACGACACAGCCTTAAATATTGGAGGTTCCACCGTTTCTGGTACGTGGAGGGCTATGGGAACAAGCACCAGATCAGAGCAAGCCAAAGGCACTGTATTCTTGAGGATTTCTTAAATGAGCATTACAATTAAAAAAGTCCGCAATGCGGTATCACTACAGTTTGACAACCTTCGTATGGACGTAGAGATTAACCACCCAGACTACGGTTGGCTACCTTACACAGTAGACCCTTCTGACACTGACACAACCATCGACAACGATGAAGTCATGGCTTTGATTGGCGACAACTTCACAGCTTACGTTGCACCTACTCAGGCAGAACTAGATGCAGCACTTGCTGTTGAGGTACGTGCTGATCGGGATGATCGTTTACTAGAAGTAGATGCTATTGCAGGTAACGCCTTACGTTGGGCTGAACTTACCACTGACGTACAAACTGGGTGGTCCAACTACCGTCAGGAACTATTAGACGTACCCCAACAGGTTGGATTTCCTAACAATGTAACTTGGCCCACTAAGCCACAATAAGGGTATATCATGTCATATAAACTAGGAACACGTAGCAAGCAGAAACTGTCAGGTGTACACCCTGATATGGTCGCTGTTGTAGAACTAGCAATTAGCATCTCTGAGGTTGACTTTACAGTCCTCGAAGGTATCCGTAACATTAACCGCCAACGGGAGTTGTTCAAGGCTGGTAAGTCTACTACTATGAACTCACGACACATTACAGGTCATGCTGTAGACCTAGCACCTTGGCCTATCTCATGGGAGTGGGAAGACTTCTACCCTATTGCTGATGCTATGAAGGCTGCTGCTGAGGAGCTTGAGATTGATATTGTTTGGGGTGGGGACTGGAAGAGTTTTCCTGATGGCCCTCATTTTGAACTCTCACGAAAGACGTACCCGTGAGTTTAGGTCTGTCTGGGACGCTAGACAAGATCAAAGGGGCTAATGGCCCTGCACAGATGGTTAGCTATAGCTTCTGGGGCGCACTGATTGCAGGTATGTTCTACGGTATCGACACCACATGCTTCCCCAACTGGCTAATTGCTTCGTGGGGCGCTGTTAGCTTGGCTATCCTACCTATAATGGTCTGGTGCAGTCGTAGTACCCTCCTAGTTGCCCTGCTAGTGGACATGGTTTTATCTACATACATTCTAACTCTGTTCTTTATGCACCAGCCCCACTTAGCAGAGCCAATCTATATGATACATGGTGCTAATGGCTACACGTCAGCTATGCGGAACTCTATGCAAATGGGTCACAGCGTGTCTGAATGGTTCCACGGGTATGCACTCATCTGGATGTCACTACATTCTCTGTACTTAGCAAACTTAACACAACGACAAATACTAGAACGAAAGAGGTTTGCCAATGGATAGCACTCAAATAATGACACTAGCTGTAACCCTACTTGGGTCGGCTGGGGCTTGGGGTTTTCTCACGTTGAAAGCTAAACAGAACCATGAAAAGGCACTAAAGGATGATGCGGTTGTGGCGCAGTTTAATGACACTCTGAAAGAACAAGTTGATAGACTTGCCAAGAAAATGGACCAACTGACAGAGGACAAAGAAAACCTCCTTATTCAGATGGCGGATGTAAAGGCTGCACTGGCGGAAGCCAACGCCACCATCAAGCACCTAGAAACACTGTTGCGGACAAGACCATGACACCTGAGTGGTTAGACAAGTGGCGTATCTGGCCTCGTATGATTATTACCTTGTATGGTCTGGCTTTCTATAATACAACAAACTGGTTCATGGCCCTACCTGACCCAACTAATGCTCAGGCGGGGTTTGTTTCTGTACTTGTCGGCGCAGGTGCTGGCTTCTTTGGGATATACGTTAATGGTAAAACAACTAATTCTGTCGGTAGCTCTAGTAACATCACTAAGTAGTTGTAGCCAACTGACCTCCTTAATTCCCCTCGGAGGGGGTACTAACGTAGCAGCCAATACTCAGATCGGTAAAGAGAACACACAGACGATTGGTATTAATAACTCTACTAGACCTGTTCTTAGGCCAGAGGGTCCAGTAGACACAGTGGTTCAAGATAACAGTACGACAAAGAACACTGAGATA